GCGGCGGCGCGGGCCCCGCGCGCCCCGCCCGCGCCCCGGGAACTGCGCGCGCGCCTGACGCCGCCGGCTGAGGACAATCCGCGCCCGAAAAAAGAGCAGTTCGGCGATGACGTGGAGCGGTTCGCCGATGCGGTCGCCGAGTGGAAGTTGACCGAGCAGCGCCGCCAGGACGCATTGGCGGATCAGCAACGGCGCGTCAAGGAGCGTGCCGACGAACTGCGCGGCGAGTACGCAGATTTCGACGACACGTTGAAGGCCGGCGCCCAGATCGAGGTCAGGCCGAACGCCCTGAAAGCGCTGCTGGATTGCGGCGAGAACATTCCGGATCTGCAGTATTACTTGATCAAGCACCCCGAGGAGATGGCGCGCATCAATGGTTTCACGGAGCTGGGCGCGGCGCGCGAGTATGGTCGCATCCTGAGCCGTCTCGAGATCGAGCGCGACAAGTCGGTGGTCGAACCGCCGCCAGAGGTCACGAGCAAAGTCACGACCCTGCGTTCGGTCAGCCAGGCGCCCAAGCCGATCTCGCCGCTGAAGGGTGCCAAACAGGCACCGCATGCCAGCGTTGACGAGAAGGGCGAGTTCACCGGGTCATTCAAGGACTACAAGGCGCAGCGCAAGGCTGGCCTGATTTGAGAGAGGGGAAATTACATGGCGACTAACAAGAACCCAGGCCCTGCCAGCACCGCCCAGTTCAATGCCGCGCCTGTGCTGGTGTACAAGGGCTATTCCACAGACACGTTGCCCACGGTCGGCGTGCCGCCAGGCGCGCAATTCTACTTTCAGGACACGGGTGGGGCGATGTTCTGGAATGCTTACACGAGTACCTGGAGTGCCAGCAGTTTCAACCCCGCAAGTCTCCCAACAACCTTACCTGCGACCTCTGGAGTTCTCTGGAATGATGGCGGCGTGGTCAGCATTTCCTAGGAATTCAATCATGAAAAAACTTCTTTCCCTGCTCCTCCTCGCCCCCGCGCTGTGCTGGGGGCAGACGTATCCGAATCCGACGTTTCTCGCCCCAAGCGGAGGCACCGCTCGGGCGATGCAGTCGCACTTTAGCGACGTCGTCAACCTCCTCGACTACGGAGCCGACCCCACTGGAGTGGCAGATAGCAGTACGGCCTTAGCGGCTGCGATTGCACAAGTGAACACCAATTATGGGTTGAGCACGCCGGTTCTGAAATGTATCTACGTTCCCGCAGGGTCGTACTACATCAATAACGCCACAGTCATCCCGAAGTTCAATCCGGGTGTGCCGGGGTGCGTCGGTGGGGACGGCGTGCACAAGAGTACGTTTACGCTAGGTACCAGCTTCGCGGGTGATCTGTTCGCCACGTCCGAGGCGTGGGATACGGCCTACACGAATGGCATGAATGGGACCGCCGACAAGGCAGGTCCATATTTCCACGATTTCTCGGTCTTTGGCAACACGAGCGCGTCGAGCCAGCAAAACCTGTTACGGCTATACGACCGAAACGATTTTGTCACAATCGCCAACATCGAAGTCCACTACCTGAATGGTCAGTGCTTCTCGGTAGGACGTACGCTGAATCAAATTCAGGCGTATATGCGTGAGTTCCAGATCTCCAATTTTCGCTGCTTCAATGCGGGAACCTCGACTCAGCCTGTCTTTGAATTTAGTACTACATCGCCCTCGGGTGCCGACGCAACCAATACAGGGTATGTGAGTAACCTTCAGGTCTATGCCTCAGCAGGTCGCGCAATCGTCCTCAACAATCCAACCTCTGGCGCAACTTCGGGCGTGCGGTACATCAACTTCTATAATGTGCGCGCCGAGTCGTGCGGCGGCGACTGTTTTACTATCGGTCTGGCGACCGATAGCGGCTCGATCAATAATATCGGCGTGTATGGCTATATCTCGCCGGGGTGTAACCCTGCTGGGTGCTACGACCTGGTCGTATCCCCCGGCGCCAGTCCGACTACTGGGTACGACATCAGTCTTCATGGTTTGACGCTGCAAGGCGCACAAAACGGAATTAACCTGGCGCGCGGTACCCAGATCGCAGTGGGTCTTCAGGGAATGGCGGTTTCGGGGACGTACATTAATGTCAGTTCTGCCTACAACATTACCTACCTCAATGAGGGACTCGGGTTCATACCTGCCATCACTTCGTCGCAGACCTTTAGCACTCCGCTGGCCAACTATACGCCAGCTTATTACTGGGGCAATCCGGTTGGGAACCCCCCCAAGGCGGGGCTGTTCCAGATGTTCGGCTCAGGGTCTGGTTCCTCGTTTCGGCTCACGATGGACGGCACCACAGCCAGCGCGACCAACACATTCAACCTCGGATATAGCACTTCTGTTGGCTTCAGCGGCGTTGTCAACTGCCAAGACATGACGACTAGCAGCAAGACATACACATGGGCCATTCCGGTAGGTTACTACGCTAATTACTCGGGTGCGGGGACGGCTTACGTGAGCTTGGGGACACCGGCAACGACCACCAATGGCACCGTGACTGGCGCGGGTGTGGCGCTCACCGCCGATGCTACCAACGGCGGGATCAACATCACCTTCACGACACCGACCAGCAATACCGACACTTGGCAGTGCGCAGCGAATTTCATGTTTGCGAAAGCTCCGTGACAAAACGGTGAACTATGACCATCCCGCTCTTCATCGCGATGAGTGTTCTGATTGTCGGGCTCGTGGCATGGATCGAATTGTCGGTGCGAAGGCGCTACGACCACGAGACATGGATTCTGGTCATAACGGACGCAGACGGAAACGTCATCCAAGAGGTTAAATGAATGGTTTTCGGACTCGACCTGCCTTCGATCGTGCTCGCCATCCTGCTTGGCATGGCAGGCTGGATTCTCTACAAGACGCAATCGCGGGACGATTTCGATTTTGCCGAGATGATGCGCGATGACACGACCAGCGAGGCATACCCGAGAGGCAAGCCGAGCATTTACCGCATCTGCGCGATGTTCGCGTTCGCCGTGCATTCGTGGATTCTGGTGCATGACACCATCGTCAAGGGCCTGGAGCACAACGAGATCCTGTACTACGCCATGACGTGGAGCGGTTCGCTGATCCTCGCCAAGGGCATCGATGCGGCGAAGGATGGGTGGGGAAAATAGCGGCTAATTCGCCTTGAGCCCGCTGGCTGCGGTCAAGACAAACTGCAGGCCGTAGCATTCCGCTGGATTGGGCACAGGTTGCCAGCAAGTGACTTGCACCATGCCTATCCCTCGAGCCCAGAAGTAGGTGTAGTACGTGAGTTCGCTCGGGCTCGCCGTGTTGGTTTCCAGAAGGGACGTCTCCCAGACGTCCGCATAACCGTTCCAGTTTCCGTAGTGAAAGACCGTCCAGTAGTCGGTCGAGAAGCCCGGAAACGACTCCAGCGTTTCACCGCACCCACCTGACCGTGCGTAAGTCGTGTGAATCGTTTCACCGGCGACGGGAAGCACCGTGATGAGCGGCTCCCCCGTCGAGAGCATCTGGCCCGGTCCCCACGCCTCCCCGATGTAGGCAACGCCGTTATCGCTCGTCCATTGCGCGTCTGCCTGGTACCGCTCGCTGCCGTCCCAGACGAGATTGTTCGCAAAGAACTGCCGCCCGGCGCACGTTTTTGCAGTCACCTCGTAAGTGAAACTCGGCTGCGGGACACCCTGCGATTCAGTGCCCGCGACGATCAGCTGATGGTTGACCGTGTCCCAGCTCGCCCCGGTCACGCTCTGGACCTGGTAGGTCAACCGGGAGCCGACGCAAAGCGGATCGTAGGCCGTCGCGCTGCACGCTGGCCGGGCGGCCATCGTGGCAGAAACAGGACCATCGCCCCCGCCGGCCCCGCAGCCAGGTAGTCCGCAGCATAATCCCAGGGCAAACGCGATGCGGTACGAATCGGTCATTTCATCATTTTAACGCGCGCGCGACGAAAATACTTGCATCAGACGGAAATGTAGTGTAGAAATTGCTATAAGTCGATTGGTGCGCGTTACGCACTGGTGGCGAGCCCGGCCTGATCGGGATCGAGTCGCAAGCTCGCGCGCAAGCGAGCCGTCATGTGGTGCCCGTGGGATGTTGGCACAAGTCGGGGTGATATTCCCCTATTTGTCCCATCCTAGAGGAGCCGCCGCGTGGCCAACAACGAATTAACCATCTCCAAGATCACCAATGAAGCGTTGATGGTCCTGGAAAACGAGATGACCTTCACCAAGTGCGTCACTCGCGAATACGATGACCAATTTGCGGTCGTCGGTGCCAAAATCGGCAATACCGTCAACGTCCGGCGTCCGGCGCGCTTCATCGGCACCACCGGGCCGAACCTGAACGTCGAGGATTTCAACGAGACCTCGGTGCCGGTGGTGCTCACCACCCAGTTCCACGTCGATACCCAGTTCACGACCCAGGAGCTGGCGCTCTCGATCGACATGTTCAGCGACCGCGTCCTGAAACCCGGCGTCGCGGCGATCGCCAATAAATACGACCGCGACGGTTTGGTGATGGCCTCCGTCAACGTCGCGAACATCGTCGGCACGCCCGGTACGCCGCCGACGGGCCTGATCACCTACCTGACGGCGGGCGCCTACCTGGATTCGGAATCGGCCCCGCGCGACGGCGAGCGCGCAGTCGTGGTGGAGCAGTTCACGTCTGCCACCATCGTCGATTCGCTCAAGGGTTTGTTCGTCCCGGGCGCGAAAATCAGCGACCAGTACGAGCGCGGCCTGATGGGCACGGATTCGGGCGGTATGGACTGGTTCATGGACCAGAACGTGGTCAGCAAGACCTTTGGCTCCTATGCCACCACGGCGGGCGCGCTGACCGTCAATGGCGCATCGCAGGGGCTGGCCTCGGGCTGGTCCTATTCGGGCACGCTATCGATCGCGACCACCCAGACCGTGACCCTGCAGGCGGGCGATACCTTCCAGATCGCGGGCGTCTACGCGGTGAATCCGCAGTCACGCCAGAACTACGGCACGAACCGATTGCGCAACTTTACCGTCCTGACCGCGGTAACCTCGGCAGCCGGTAACTTTAACGTGACTGTAGTCCCCGCGCTGATCTATGGCGGGCAATTTCAGAACGTGTCGGCCTCACCGGCGGCCTCCGCAGCGGTCACGCCGTTGTCGATCGCGACCGGCACCGCCAATGCCGTGGTCTCGCCGCAAAACGTGCTGTTCCACCGCAATGCGTTCACCGTTGCCACGTGCGACCTCGAATTGCCGGAGGGCGTGCATTTCTCGGGGCGCGCCAGCGACAAGGAGTTGGGTCTATCGCTGCGTATCGTGCGGCAGTACACCATCAACAATGATGCGCTGCCTTGTCGGATCGATGTGCTCTATGGATGGGCGCCACTTTATCCCGAGTTGGGGTGCCGGATCGCGGCATAACAGGAGACCAAGACCATGCCGAATCCCGGACCAGCATCATTTAGCTTACCCACGTCGCAAGCCGTCCTTGCGCCAGTCGTCAACCCGACGACCAATGCGTCTGCCATGCAGTTCCAGGGCACGAATGCCCTACGCTGCATCGCCGCCGCGCGCTCGGTGTCGATCGCTGCCACAGGCGACGCGGCCATCGTGCCGGTCATCAATACCTCGTCCTACAACCCGGTTTATGTGATTGTCACGAATGCCCAATTGGCGGGCGTCGGCGGCTCGATCGCCAGCGCAGCTCTGGGTGTCTGGACCGGCGCAGCACAGACCGGCACCAACATCATGGCGAACGCCACGCTCGCCAGCAACACAACCCAGTCTTATGTTCTGCGCGCCACGGTTGTTGCCGGCACCGTGACCACGGCGATTTTCGTCACGCCGGGCCTGTCTGGCGCGAACCAGAACGTCTACATCAATGTCGGCACGGCGTTGGCGACAGCGACATGTGATATTTTTGTTTATGCCTTCGATTTATCGTAAGGACACGCAATGGCCGGTACTCTCGTTTCGCGCGGCAACATCATCTACGAACAGATCCTTCAGGTGACCATTACGCCCACTTCGGTGGGCACACTTGCGTCCTCGACACAGACCTTCACGGTGCCAGGGCTGGCGACCAACATGTACGTCCAGACAGGCGGCCCGCAAGGCGCGCAAACGGCCGGCATCATCATCGTCAATTCGTGGGTTTCGGCCGCCAATACGCTATCGATCCAGTTCTACAATCCGACGGCGGGCTCGCTCACGCCGGCTGCCGGGACTTATATCCTGGATGCGGCGCAGGTAGAATCGCCGACGATCAATAACACCCCGTTCCCGACCGCGTTCTAGGATGCCCTTCCAAACCGAAGCCTACGACCCGGCCGGCCCCACCAGCGCGGTTTCGGTCACGGCGAGTTCCAGCACCGCGATCACCATCTCGGCAACCAGCACCAACACGGTCAGCAATTTCTCGCTGTTCTACAATTCGGGGGCCACTCAGGTGTGGGTGTCGATGGTGGCGTCGCAGCCGTCCAGCGGCGCCGTGACGGCCCCGGCCGCCGTGTTGCCGGTGGCCGGTACGCCGCAACCGACGCAGAACCAGGTGGTCGGCATCCTGTTACCGGCCAACATGACACGCCCGATTGTGGTCGCGACGCCCAATCTGCCGTATGCGCTGACCGCGATCGGTTCCGGGGCCGGCCCGTCGATCATTTACATCACGCCCCTGACTGATCCGCAATAGGAGATTCGATGGACACTCTCATTCTGAAACGCCCGGACGGCTCGACTTTCGAACCGGTCAAGGCCGATGGCCAGCCGTTCCAGCGCGGCCACGACAAGGGCGGCACGCCCGTGTTCGATCCGCGCATGAACCAGGCCGCAGCGCTGTATCCGAAAGTCGTGTATCGCCTGGGAGATGGCGTCGAACCGTTCTCCGACGCCGACGAGTTTAATCGCGCACTCGGCCATCCGGTCGGGCACGATCCGCAGACCGCCAAGGAGGCCGCCAAGCCAGTCATTCGCGATCAGAAGGTATTCTCCAAACTGGTCCACAGCGAAGAGGAAGAGGA